GCCACAACGGCAGCACCTGTTGCGGCAATCATCACAGCAGCCAGGAGTTTCCAAACCACAACTAGGTCTTCCACTGACACTTTTAGATTGGCCAGGAGTTTGAATACAGGCTCAAAGGCCTGTGCAAATGCTATTTTTAAATCTGTAACAATGGCACCAATGTTGTCAAAGGCATTGGCTGCTGTTTCCAACACACCATTGTATTCTTCATATTTCTTGCGTTGTTCATCAAGATTGTTGGTGAACTCTTTGAGGTTCACACCCATCATTGACTTGCCTAACAAATCCATGGCCAAGGCATTGCGTGTGGATGAGTCTTCGATGCTGGCCAAAGACTTGAACACACGATCTTGTAATTCTGTTTGACTTAGTCTGCCTAGGTCACTGATGCTAATACCCAGTTGTTGAAATGCCGCAATGGTCTTTTCATTGCCTGAGTTGGCCTGTTCAATGGAGTTGGCAAATGTTTGAAACAGTCTACCAGCACTGTCAGCATTGCCACCTGACATGGCCAGGGCTTTGGATAGTCCAGTGATCTGATTGATGGCAACATCATTGGCAGCAGCCACATCAGACAATTCATCAGCAAAGCGAGCCACAGCGGCACCAGTGGCCAGGAACGCTGCCTGCAACACACCAGCCATGGTGGTCATTTTGTCAAAGAAACCACCAAAGTCTTTTTCAAGACTGTTGATTTGATTCTTTAAGTTTTGTATGTTTCTTTGAGCATCACTGGTATCAACCGTGACCTTGATTGGGACATTTTCTGCCATGATTATTTGATCCTTGCTAGTTGTTTAATACGGTTACGCAACCACTTCAATGTTGGCTCGATTATGCCCTGACCTTTTGTTTGGCTAGACCAGTTATCCTCAAGTCTCTGAGCATAAGGATAGTTGGCCTCAATGCTATTGCCAGACAACCGGGTGCGTCTGCGAGCATTGCCACTACGTATGGGCGTGTTCTTTTTGAACTCATCCAGCGTTTGTTGTGGCAATGCAGCCAAGCCCTGTTGCACCTTGTTCAACTTGGTATTGAGACCGGATGTATTGACCTGTACATCAACCTTGAGCATGGTTCTTTTCCTTGACACGTTGTATCATATCAAGCAGTTGCTCTTGATTGAGTTTGGGCACAGGGTCTCGACCACCATTCTCGGCTTTCTTTCGCTGATATTCATGAAATGCTGTGGCAGCATCCATGATCCAAAGATCAAATGTGGTTGCTCGATCCATGACTTCACTGGGGAGTAAGTGATATCTTGTGCTCATGGAGTCTAAAGTAACAATCATCATGGTTTCCGGTGACTGAGGATCTAACTCCCCATCGAGGACTTTCCCAGGATGGATACCACCTTGGCTACAACTTTGATTAAGATATCGGTGGGAAGCATTGCTTCTTCTGCGATGATTTCACGACCTTCTTCATCCAGAATCAATGCTCGAATAATAGTGATGATCTTGCCCATGTCACGCTCTTGTAGTTGAGCCAGTTTCATGAACACATCAAGGGGTTGTCGGTCCCAAGTCCAGAACTCAATGGGTTCACCATGAGTGTTGATGACTTCTTCATCATCAAGAATGACTTTTACCAACTGGGGTTTTGCGGCAAGTTGTGAGAGTTTCATTTAATCTTTTGTCCTTTTAATCAGTTCGTTTGCCAGTGCTACACAAAATGTAATTCTGGATGTTGCTTTTTCCAGATCTGCTCTAGCGCACTTAATCTCATTGGTTGATTTGGCCACTTCTGCCAACAGACTCTGTAGCAGTTCCAAATCGGTCTTTGTATCTATCACCTTCATCTGTTGACCTTTGTACACATAGAAAGACAGGGTCCTGAGACCCCATCGTTCTTTGCAGTGATTAACTTACTGTGTAGTCGCCTGTTACAGTGATTGTAATAGGTGAAACCCACACAGGTGCGTCTGCTGACACAGTAGGTGCCAAACCTGTGACATAGCCTTGACCAGTTACGGTTGGGCCAGTGGCGCCGGTTGACTCATCACCCATGTACAAGGTGAAGTCTACTAGTGTCTTGTCTTTTGAAAGACCAAACACACCAAGTTTGATTGCTGAACCTGCGGTTGCAGAACTGTTTCCGAAGAAAGTAGTTTTGTCAAGCACTAGATTCATTGCAAGACTGTTTGTTGCTGTTGTAGCGATCTGTAGTTTAGAACCTTGATCCAACTGCGTCCAAGTAAACACGTCATTGGCATTGTTAATGGTGACGTCTTGAAGCGCAGGAAGGTCTAGGTTACCGGCTACGGTATCGGCTACCAGGCGAAGTGTTGCTTGAACGTTTGCAACACCGGGTGCTGGATAGATATATGCCATGGCATTTTTCCTTTATGATATTTTTAGTTCCGTGAAACGGAATACAAACTCTGTCACTAATGCGTCTGCTTCAAATGTAGTGGTACGATCTACTTCACGGCTGCGAACAGCAGTGATAGCAGAAGTATTCTTTACACCTTCCACAGCACTCATCAAACTGTCATAGTTTGCGGGGGTTTGTTTTGCATCTACTACTACGTAAACATTCACAGTGGTAGTCAGTGTGGCAAGACTGCCACCTGGATTACCATCCATGGTGTTGAACAAAGTGCTTTGTTCACGCTGTGGTTCATCAACATAGAATACTTTAAAGTTCTTAAAGTACAATGTCTGACCAGCCGCGTCCCAGGGCAATTCACTGGACACTGCAAAAGTGCCCAGTGACAGTGCAGAAATGCCGTCTATGATGGCCTGTCTGATCATCTGCGTCTCACCAAGTTAATGGGAAAAGGATATTTGTCTGCGTCGGTGACTGTGCCTGTTTGATCCCAGTCATACCAATCACCATCGCCTACTACCTCATCAAAGAGACTGCGAAACTTTTCGTCGTAGAAGCCAACCTTTTGTCGTTCTGCTGAGTCAGGATTTCCAAAATCTGCCACTTTTGGCAACAGATATACCGACAGTGCGAAGTATACACACATGTCTGTGAAATCATTCTGACGAGCACGAATCAAAAACGGGTTGAGTGGTGGAACAATCACTGCTTGGCCGATGACCACACCAGACATTGATCCAGTCTGCCGAATATAGTAGGATTTCCACCAATCGGTAGCACGGATCAAGTCCAAGATGCGCTCGGTTGCGCGAATGGTTGCTCCATCTACAACGTCTTCAGTCAGGCCTTCATTGGCCTGGAACAAGCGACTGTCCTTGGCCCTGACATCATCAATGTCTGCAAAACTAAAAAAAGTTGAGCCCTGAGTTATGAAAGCCATTTGTCAGTTCCTATTAGACTAAAGAACTGTCGAATGCCAAGAAGCGACCGTAGTTGTTTTGCAAAATACCTGTGCCGTAGTAAGCGGAACAAACAATGTCATCGCCCAAGAAACTAGCACGACGCTGTGTTTCGAGAGTGATGTCACCAATCATACCAAGACCCAATGCATCAGTTTGGAATACAGCACCAGCGATGTCACCAGCGGTGCCATTGTTGTTGATGTTGGATGTTTCGTAGCATGGTATGCCTGCAAGCATGCCAACGAAGCCCATACGCATTGCTTCGTTAGAAACGTCTGAGTATGCACCTGCTGTGAATGGTGTGTTGCCTGATGTGGTCAATGCTGACTTCAAGTCATAAGCGATTGATGGGTGTAATACGCAAACCATGCCTTCTGTTGGAACAGCGTCGGCTTTGAGTTTTGCTACAGCGGCAAAAATGCTGGCTGCTGTGATCTGACCACTGAAGTCACCTTGACCAGCGTTGAACGAATAGAACAACTGTGTCAAGTCTGTGTCCATCTTGCGAGCGATTGCTTCGCCGAACAAACGGCCAAGGTCTGCAACCACGTTGGAGGCTGCGCTCTGACGAGCCAAGTCTGTCAACAGGGTACGGATGGCAACTGTGCCGATGGTCAAATCTGCAACGTTGGTTGATACTGTTGTGTCACTTACTTCGTTACCTTCTGTGATCACGGCTGCTGTTTGGATCGGATATATAGGAACGGAAACCACTTTGCCCTGTCCCGGTGCCAAAGCGTAATTCTTTACAAGTCCGCGCATGATTGAACGCTCGCTTGCTACAAACATTGCCTCTTGACGGATCAAGGGCAATAGGTCGTTTAACGATGTTGTTGTTGAGGCCATTTTAAAATCTCCTTATTATCTGGCTAAACCGCTGGCTTTACGATATTCTGCGTATTGCTTGCGGTGTTCTGGATTTTTCATATCCAACTGTATGGGATCAAATTTTTGCATTTGATTTGAGATACTGGATTTAGAGTTGGTTGTGCTGGGTGTGGCTTGAACAAAATGTGGATTGGCTTCTAGGAATTCACGCACCAAGTGCTCCACTCCAATGGGTGTACCACTGTCACTGTATCTCACAGCGCCGTTGCGGTCTACCACTTCCACTTCACCATCTTGATTCAATCTCACCTGATTCTTCAATAACGCTTTGACCTGTTCTGGATTGACAGAACGCAGTTGTGCGGCAGTGTTTAATAGCGGTGTATCAACTCTATACTCTTGTATCACTCGGTCCCGTTTTTGTATCTCAGCGTCTTTTTTAGAAGCCAACTCTTGTAGGGTCTTTTCAAACTCTCCACGCTTGAGTTGTTCTTCTTGACGACGGCGTTCAGCCTCTGCTTTCAATGAGCGTAGTTCCTCAATGTCTCCCAACTCTTCCAAAGGCTTCAGGGCCTTCTTCAGTGTTGCGGCTTTCATTTTGGCCATGGCATCATCAAACTCTTGTTGACTGTACACACGCTGAGTGTGCTCGGGGGCCTGACTTGTTGTTGTGGCAGAAGCGTCAGTGGCTTCGATTGCTGCCGATGTGTTTTCTGAGTTCATCGTGTACTCTACCTTCCTTTCGAAGTTGCGTAATGTTTATTTATTGACATCTTGTGATCGGCCGCGGTATCCTGCGGCTCGGATTGCTGTGCCTTGCAGTGCGGCCTTGGCTCGAGCACCTGGACCTGTATAGATCTTTCCTGAGTTACCCCAGCGATAACCCTGCACTCGGCGTCCATTGCGTGTGGTTGTTACTGATTGCACTGGCATATCAACGACGTGGTGGACGTGGTGGCTTCTTTTTGCCGTAGTTCTTGCTCATCTTGCACCTCCACGACGTGGTTGTTGTCCACGCTTGACATCTGTGGCCACATTCAATGCAATGGCCATGTCTTGTTTCTTGCTCTGACGTGGATAACGCTCGCTCAATATTGCCACATTGCGCAAAATTGTGCTGTTGGTTTGACCACGAATGATTTTTGGTGTTCCATAATCCATGTTGTATCTCCTTTAAATTGTTTGCTCTAAGGGCACCCATACTGCACACCAGTAGTTGGGTCTAACTGGTGCCATGTTCCAGGCTGTGCATAGACCTTTTTCATAGGCAGCACAGTTGGCACAGTTCTGTCCTGTGGGCACACCAGCATTGCCAGACAGTTGATAGGCTTCTGGCAGTCTAGAATCAATCAAGGTGCCATCACTGTAACGTCGCGGACCTGCTGGTTCTGGTTGTGCTTGTTCATCACCTTCTAGTGTCCAACCTAGGCCAATGTAGGCATCACGCACAGCAGGACTTGAAGTAGTTTCTAATTCACCACCATCGGGACTGCGCAACACAAATTCTGGTTCTTCTAGTTCACTTTGAACTGCTGTGTCAAACACTGCTTGTACATTGAGTGTGCCTGGTGGCAAGTATGCTTCAATGGCACTCATGATTTCTTCTGGTTCTTCGTCCAGGGCTTCCATCAACTTGTAGTCTATCACTGCCAGAACAGCAGGGCTTGTGGCAGCGGTCTTTGCACTGTTGAGTTCTTCAAATTCACGATTCTTGTCACGAATATTGAATGTGTCTGGATAGTCAATGCTTCCCATCCATTGCTGTCCTTGATAGTCACACCACAGTTCCCAAATCTGCTCTTCGGCTAGTTCTAAGTTTTGGGCTTTCTCACTGAGTTTGGCATTGAGCAGTTGAAACTCTGTTTCCAAAGCAATGCCAGATGCTGTGCGGCTTTCTGTGGCACGCACTCCGCCAGTGTTGGCCATTTTGTCAATGGCCTGCACACGGTTACGGATTGATTCATAGATCATGTTGATAGGTGTGGCATCAGCATTCAACATGTAAGGCTTGAGTCCTGAGTCCAGACTGTCTGGCATTACAACCAGGGCGCCTGCACCTGCACCCAACTGCACATCTGGTGTGACAACGAGACTGGGGTGTCCTTCCAATCTAATGCTTTGTTCTACTTCTGACAGTTCATTGTAGATGGCCCGTTGCATGTCAGCAATGTCATCAATGTCAGATATGCCAATGCCACGCACCTGACTGCGTTGATTGTATACCAGCACAGCAGGTATCTTGCCCAGGGCATTGATCTGCTGTTCAACCAGATTGCTTTCTCTGGTGTTGTCATTGTACTCATAGGTTGAAATGAATTCACGAGTCCATTCACGTATGGTTGTCACAGTGTCATTGACGTCTTCAATGTATTTGAAATAACTTAGATCATAGCGGCCATTGGCTTGACGATGCCAACGCCAATCTGTGACCACAAGTGGTGTCAATAGGTTAACATATGGGCGAACGCCCTGTGCCAGTTGATCCGCCACTGTAGTGGCTTCCACAGTGGGCTTGGCCATCAGCACCCAACAGTGTCCAAACACTGATGCCCAGATTGCAGTTTCTTTCATGAATGCATCAAAACTTCTGCCATCAAGGTCTGCATCACGCAGGAATGATTCTACATCTGCTGACATGATTGAATCCAGGTCACGATGTGCTGGCTCACGGAACATGAATGAGATATAGGTTGATATCACTGACTTGCAGTGATTGTCCAAGGGTGTTGAACGCAGGCGTTGCTGATATTCACTGTCAGTTTCTAAACTGTAACGCACCAGGTGTGCGCCTCTGCGGTAGTTCTCACCACCTTGATAACTTTCCAGCAAGAATTGCCAGCGGAATTCATTTCTGTCGTATAGGAAACTTCGCGTACCCGCTAGTCCTATTGCTGTGTCTAAGGTTTGATTGGCCATGTTTATATTGTCCTGTGTGTCCAGCGTTGCGCTGGTAGTTTTGGTAAATCTCTGCGCACAGGCCAGATGAATGAGATCATGTATCTTACAGCATCTGTCATATGGTCGTAACCTGTGTCCTTGTCGGGTTGGCTGGTGCCTTCTTTGTAAGCATGGCGCTCCAGACTTTCAATAGTGTATTTACACTTAGGATCAACAAATAAGTGCCTTTGCCCACGTGCATCACACAGTCTTGAATTCACTGAATTGATACCATCACGCACAGCATCATGCGACATGGGTGCTCGCACAACAAAGCCTGCGTTTTGCAGGATGGAGAGGTCAGTGTTGCCACCCGCAGATGTCTTGCGTTGACGTGCCGCAGGGTCAGGATACACAGTGATCTTACTGCGTGGATAGCGACTCTTTATCTCTGCTACCATTTCCTGTGTGTTGCTTGACATCATGCGTATTTCATCCACAATGTGTAAACGATCTTCACTGAGTCGCACTGCAATCACCGCTGACATCGGCGAAATATTAAAATCCATTCCAATCAAGATCTGCTCGGGTTGATCTACAGTGAATGGCTGTATGTTGGCACGTTCAAATGCGTAGAATATGCGACCAGCAAAGGTTTCGAATGTGGCTTCATATTCCTGGCGGAAGGTACGCTCGTCCATTTCTGCACGGGCTGATTCAACTTCTTCAGCACTGACACGGCCACCTGCTAGTGTAGTGTATTGCCATGATCTCCAGGAGTCTGGGTGCTCCAGTGCCATGTCGTAGATGTCTTTGCTCCAGTTGCCTGTTCCTTTGGGGGTTCCAATGAACATGGCGTGTCCAGTGCGGTCACTAAGTGTGGGGCGAACAGCCGTCCATACATCCGGGTCCATGTCCGCAAACTCGTCAAAC